AAGGCTCCCAATCGTTCAGATATTGAAGGAGGAAAGAGCTTTCTGAATCGTGCAGATTTTCTGTGCATCATTCACAGATTGACCAATCATCCCACAATGAAATTCCACACCATGCTGAGCATTGAGAAGGTCAAGGACACAGAAACTGGTGGAGCTATCTCTGAGCTGAATTCTCCCATTCTTGCTGAATACAATTATGGAATGGGAATGAAGGTGAATGGAGTGGACCCACTTGCTAAGCTGAGACCAGATATGAACAAAATCACTAAATTGAGATTATGACTGAAGAACTAATTTTTTTAAAAGTAAAGCTCAACATTCAACTTCTTCTCCTGAGAATCAAAGAGTCAAGAGAAGAGATTGAGAGAAAGCATCCAGAGAGGACTGACCTCATAAAATCAATGAAAGAGTCTCAGGAGGACTTGACAGAGACACTGAGCTTCTGGATGATTGTCACAGATGAGCTGAGAACAGCACACAGAACACTTCACACCACACAGACTCAAAACATTGAGCTGATTGGGAAGGTGGCTGAGCTAAAAAAAATCAATGAAAGACTCATGAATGAGGCTAATATCTGACAAATGAAGAAGTGTAAAAATTGTAAAAAGCCATTTAAACCACGTTTTAGCTCCTTAGAGAGATTTTGCTGGGAGCTGGAGTGTAAGACTATCGAAGCAATGGAGAAAGTCTCTAAAATCAAAAGTATGAGGGTCAAAAATCAAAAGAGAGAGCTAAAAAAGAAGAAAGAATCTCTTGAGACCATCAGAGAAATGATGAAGAGGGTCCAGAAAATTGTCAATTTATATGTCAGGACCAGAGATGCTGGAAAGGAATGCTGTTCATGTGACAAAATCCTGAAGGGGAAGTTTGATGCTGGTCATTTTTGGAATAGTAACAATCACAAGAATGTGACCTTTGATGCTGAAAGAAATATTTGGGGTCAGTGTGTTAGGTGCAACAGATGGGGTCATGGTTCACTTTTACAATATAGAGAGAAATTGCTCCAGAGGATTGGACCTGAAAAATTCAGTCAGCTGGAGAAGGATGCAAGAGTGACAAGGAGGTTCACAAAATCGGAACTTCAAGAGATACTTGATGAGTATAAAGGGAAGCTCAAAAAGTTAAATCTTAAAGATTAAATTCCCTATATTTGCAAAACAAAATAATAAATTTTTAAGCCTATGAAAATGAAGGAGATTATGACTCAACCGAGTCAAGTAAAAACTCAAAGAGATGCAGTCATGGTTCATCTTAAAGAGAGCCAGACCATAACCAGTCTGGAAGCCATTGAACATTATGGAATCACAAGACTAGCATCCATAATACATGGACTCAGAGCTGAGGGATATGCAATTACATCCATTCCCTTGACAAAGGTGAACAGATTTGGAAACTCTGTCACATTAGCCAAGTACAAATATATTCACCCAAAACAATCAAGCCATGTCAGAAACTAAAAAAACACCAGCGAAAAAAACAACAGCAAAGAAAACTCTTGCAGACCATAAAGCAAAAGACACAATCTGGAAAGCTCTTGGAAGATTCCAGATGAAGATGCCTATTCTCCATCAAGGAGCAAAAGCTCACAGCTACACTTATACTGACCTCAAGACAATTGTTGAGACAGCTGTTCCTATTGCTTATGAGGAGGGACTTGTCTGGAACTATAAACTGGAAGGGACTGGATTGACCACAAGACTCTTCCACATGGAGTCAGGCTGTTTTGATGAGAGCTTTGTTGAGCTTCCAGTGGTAGAGCTTAGAGGGATGAATTCTGTTCAGTCAAAGGGAGCTGTCATCACATACTTCAAAAGGTACTCAATTTCATGTCTGCTGAACTTGGTGGATTCGTCTGATATTGATGTTCAGGGAGAAATTGAGAAGATAAAACCTAAAGCTCCAGAGCCATCTCTAAAGCTTATTAGTGATGGTGACTTTAAGAAGCTTCTTGCTATGTATGGAAAGGAGTGGAAAGGTAAAATAATCACCACTGAATTCATTGAGTCAGCTTATGCTCTCAATCCGAATCAACAGAAAAGACTGAAGGAGGTTTCCAATGGGTAAACCATCAGAAAGCTGGTATGTCAGAGCTTCCCAAGTGGGAGCTTTGATGTCCAAAGGGACTAAAGGTGAGAGCTTTGGACAGACATCAATGTCAGTCATTACAGATGCAGTCTGGCTCAATAAGTATGGAGTGACAAATGAAATCCCACAGAACAAATTTCTCCAGAAGGGAATCATCATGGAGCCTGAGTCAATCAAGATGATGATGAATGCAAAGAAATGGAAAGCTCAGGAGAAGGATGGTCATCTGAAAAAGAAAAGATTTTTCAATGACTATGTCACTGGAGAGCCTGACCTTTACTTCATGGAGAAGAACAGCTCCAGCATTGTCTTGGGTGATGTCAAAAGCTCGTTCAGTTTATCAACATTCACAAAGCCTATGAACTACAAGGGACCTCTCAAGACATTAAATAAAAGTTACTGGTATCAGATGCTGATGTATATGTGGCTCTGTGGTGATGTCAAGAAGTCATTTCTGGCTTATTGCTTGACAGATACTCCAGACCACATCATTGAGGGTCAAGTCTACTATCAGACATTGTCACAGATGAAAGCTCCTGAGAACTATGACAAAGACATGACAGAGCTTGAAGATGAAATCAGGTCCAACGTAAGAAAGTCCATGATTTTCAGTCATGTCCCTGAAAAGTCCAGAATCAAGATTTTTGAGATTGACCTTGACATGGATGAAATTGAAAAAGTAAAAGCCAGAATCATAGAGGCTAAAGAAGTCTATGATGAAATTTATAAAACCACATAAATGAACAATCTAACAATTGAAAGAGCCAAAGTGCTTAAAGTGTATGATGTCAAAGTGATATCACCTAAATTCAAAATTCAAGAATTCGTTCTTGAGATAGAGGGAAAATTTCCACAACCAGTCAAATTTCAGCTGACAAATGAAAGAGTGGATGAATTCTCTATCAGGGAAGGGGAATATTTGACAAATGTCAAATTTAACCTGAGAGGAAGAGAATGGACTCCAGATGAAGGAGAAGTCAAATACTTTAATTCACTGGATGTCTGGTCAGCTGAGATTGACCAGTCAGCTCCTGAGACTTCTGGAGGACTTCAAGACATGAAGACCACTCTTGATGAAACAAAAGATGACCTCCCTTTCTGATGGTAGCTGAAGACTTAAAAGACCTCAATAAGAATGTGAGGCTGATGATTGAAAAATTCATCACAGAAAAGAACATGAGTCTGGCTCAGTTTAGTGAACAAGCTGGAGTCCATCAGTCACAGCTGTGGATGTATTTACATTCAGGAGATGACAAGAAGGGACTCCACACTGGGACCATTCAAAAGCTCGGAAAGTATATGTCAGAAAATAAATGACAGACAGCTCCTTCAGAAATGAGGGAGCTTTTTTTTTGCTTAAATTTAAGTATGAGACAGATAATTTTTCCAGACTTTGACCTCATCATCTCGGATGATGTGAGAGACATTTTCAAATGGTTTGGAGTCAATTCTCTCTGTGGGGTGACTTATGCTGAAGCCACTTTCATGAATCAGTTTCAAGAGGGTTTCTGTTCTATGGTGGACCATCACCCAGAGGATAAGGAAAAAAGCCTTGAGAGAAGACCTTTCATGTACTTAAACACCACTAAGCTCATGGACCTTGAAATCACTCTGGCTGTCCTAATTATTCAAAATACCTCTTTCAAGCTGTCATATCTGATGAGTGACAAAGATTCAAGTCTTGATGAGGTGTATTCACATAGTGAAAATGTATCTGTTCAGATATTGGATAAATTAAAGTTTCCAAAAGTTTTCCACAGACTATGAGAGCTAACTATCACAGAGAAGGATTCCCAAAGATGAAAGCCATCAAGATGCTTCTGAAACAGCATGGTGTGGAGATTGCGAGGGTCCAATTCTGTGCTGACTATGGAGAGAAGAAAGCTGGGTTCCTATGGAAAGCTCACAGCCTTGATGAAGACCTGAAAGACTTTGTTCTTTATGCTCAAGAAAAAGGGGTCAAGATAAAGAGAACCAAGTTTCATGGACTGATTCATTCAATATGGTTTGAATTCATTGAGTAACTTTGTGAAATAGGTTTATCTGGTGAGGGAGCTGGTGACAACTTTTCTCCTCCAGCTTACTGGCTCCTTTCACCTTAATAAAAAATATTTAGATATGACAAAACTTAGACAGCTCACAGCTTTGATTTTTTTCCCAATTATCTTCTCTTCATTCATTGTTGATAGAGTGATATGTGCATTCTTTTGGTGGTTCAGAATTCAGTCATTTAAGGAGTGGTCAAATGACCCTGAACGAATGGCTTATTCATTGCTAAGAGTGATGATTTTCTGTCTGTTTTATGGACTACATTTAGTCTGGAAATGATAAAATAGTTATAATTACTTAAATTCGTTTTAAAGTGGTTTTTAGCCTCTCTAAGCGACTTTAGGTTCTCGCTGGTATCTTACCCTTAAAATCTGGAGATATGAAAAAATCCAGTAAGGGCAAGGGTTACAGAGGCACATTTTTGACATCAGAAAAAAGTAATAAAATTCAATTTCTGTGGATTTTGTACCTTTAAAGAAAGCCAAAACAGATGAAAAGATTCTACATCATAAATGAATACAATGAGGAAGAATTTGACCCAGACTCATTGGTGGATTTTATCATGGAAAATGTTATTTCAGAAAATGATGTTCACTACATAATAGAAAAACTAAAAGACAAAATTAAAACAGATGAAAGCACTTAAAATCTTTAAAGTCCTGACATGGATTGTCTCATTCCTAAAAAGGAAAAAAGACACCAGATACAAAAAGCTGGACCCAAAAGAATTGAAAATCATGGGACTGGGTTCTCTGGTCTTGGAAGAATATATCAGGTCAAGAAAATTCAGAAGAATGTTCAAAGACCATGATGTCGAAAAATATATAAATCAAACACTAAACACATGGGACAAGAAGCCACTCCAGAAATGACAATCAGAAGAAAGAAAGACCATGTCTTTATAGTATTAAATGATGAAGATGGGTCCACACTATATGAAGGAAGCTTTCAGGGGTGTGTTAACTATGTGAGAGATAAAAGACTAAAGAGATGACTTATAAAACCATATTTAAGCTGAATCTGTTCAAGTATAAAATCAGAATTTATAAACGCTATGACTAAACACACAACTAAATCACTGGAGAAGAAATGTCTCCAAGTAATAAAAAAACACAGACTTGTGTTCATCATGGATGTGGTCACGTTTCTTCCAATTGGAAGGTCCTCATTTTATACCTATGGACTGGACAAGCTGGACAGCATAAAAGATGCTTTAGAAGAGAACAAGATTGACATGAAGAGAGAGATGAGAAGCAAGTGGATGGAATCAACAGCTCCAGCTCTCCAGCTGGGATTGATGAAGCTCTTGTCATCAGATGATGAGAGAAGAGCCTTGTCCACTTCATTCATGGAGACAAAGCAAAAGCACAAGGTGGAAGACCTTAGTCAATTTACCACAGCTCAGCTGACCGACATGCTCAGGGATGAATCAACGAAAGAAGATGACAAACCAGAAACAGATTCTTGATGAGCTATCCAGAAGGAGCTTCTGGGTCTTCTGTAATGTCTATGACTCAAAATTCTTTGCTGAGAGACCTTTTCTCAAAGAAGTGGCTGTCTCCTTCCAGAAAATATTTGAAGGCTCTCTCAGGAGCTTATCTGTCTCCATGCCTCCCAGAGCTGGGAAAAGCTATATCACCAGCTTATTCTGTGCATGGTTAATCGGAAAGAAGCCAGATGGCTCTGTCATGCGTAACACTTGCACAGCTACATTGTATCTTAAATTCAGCTATGATGTGAGAGCTATTGTCAAGAGTGAAGTGTTCAAGGATGTCTTTCCTGATGTCAAGCTCTCAGATGATAAAAAGAACCTTCAGGGATGGAATACGAACAAAGCAAATCAAGTTTCCTATTTCGGAGCTGGAGTGGGAGGAACCATCATAGGATTTGGAGCTTCAATGGTGGGGATTACTGATGACCTTTACAGAGGGATAGAGGATGCAATGTCAGACACTACAAATGACAGAATCATTCAATGGAAACAAGCCACTCATGACTCACGTTTTGAATCAGGATGTTCCAGAATAGACATAGGGACCAGATGGTCCTTGAGGGATGTTATAGGACAGAACATCAATGAAGGAGCCTATGAGAAGTCAATCATCATCCCAGCACTAAATGAATCAGGAGAGAGCTTCTGTCCAGCTGTGATGACCACAGAAGAATATCAAGCCAAGAAGAAGAGGACAGCTCCAGAGATATGGTCAGCTGAATATCAACAGACACCAGTGGACATTGGAGGAAGATTGTTCAGTGACATGAGCTTCATGTCTCCTGATGAATTCACTCAGCTGAGACAAGCCAGAGGGATTGATGGCTGTGTGGCTTATATTGATGTAGCTGACATGGGAAAAGACTTCACAGCAATGGGAGTCATGGCTGTCATCAAGGGGAGCTTTTATCTGGTGGATTATGTCTATTCCAGAGAGAACACTGACATCACAATTCCTCTCTGTGCATCAAAGCTCAAAGAGTGGGATGTCTCTTATTGTCGTGTGGAATCTAACAACATGGGAGCAATGTTTTCCAGACACCTTCAGAAGCTGGTCCAAACAAAGATTCTCATGGTGAACAATACCACAAACAAAGACACCAGAATCATCATGCAGTCAGCTTGGCTCCAAAACTTTGTCACATACATCAGGAGAGACTCTCAGGATTGCTCTCTGTTCATTGATTCAGTGGTCTCATATTCTAAGGATGGTAAGAATAAGAATGATGATGCTCCTGATTGTCTTGCTGGTCTCAGCATATTCACTCAAAGCATGTTTAGAAACCTAAGTCAATAACTTCTTAAAGATATGATTAACGCTTATTGAGTAACTTTGTTAACATGAAGTAAATTGACCATATATGGAATTTAATTTTCTGAACAATCTTCTGGGATTAAACCAGAATAGTCAGCTCAAGAGATTCATCAATCAAGTCTCTGGGAGGCTTCCTTATGCTTCACAAATATGGGGAAGGAAGGAAGCTGTCTGGATAGATACAAACGACAGCTGGAAGCTGTTCATAGAGATTCCAGAATTAAGAGCTGTGATTGATAAGAGAGCATCAATGATGTCATCAAATCATCCATGCCTTTATGATATGAATGGAGACAAGGTGGAAAATCATTGGGTCATGGACCTTATCAAGAATCCGAATGCAACACAGAGCTGGTCTGATGTTGTTTATTCTTTGTCTGTTCAGGATGCTCTTTATTCCAACAGCTTCGCATATTGTCCCAAGAGAAGCTTTGATATCAGAAATCTAATAGTCCCACTTCCAGCAAATAAGGTCAAGATTAATCTCTCAGGGAAAAAGCTTGAAGCAATGGACACAGAGGACCTTATTACAAATTTTAAATTCCATTATGATGATGATACCATCCAAACTATTGACTGGTTTGATATGGTCTATCTGACCACTGATGATGGAATGAATCTGGTCAAGCCAATATCCAGAGTGGACTCTTTGAGATATCCATTGAGCAACATCAAAGCTCAATACCACAAGAGAAATGTTCTTCTGGAAAATCTAGGAGCAATTGGAATTCTTTCAACTAATAACAATGACATGGGAGGAGCTATCCCAATGACACCAGAAGAGAGGAAACAAATCCAGAGAGATTGGTTTAATAGAAACAAGGATGAGCTGATGATAACAGAGTCAAGTGTGGACTGGAAGCCTATGAGCTATCCCACAAAGGACCTGATGCTTTTTGAAGAGCTGACAGCTGACAAGATTGCAATCATAGACACCTATGGTCTTAGTGTGAATCTATTCAGCTCAGACAGAGGAGCAACATTCACCAATGTGAGAGACTCAATCAGAATGGTTTACACTGACACAATCATTCCAGAGACTCAGTCCATGTATGACAGCATCATGAAGCAATGGGGTCTAGATAATCAGTATTATCTGAAAGCTGAATTTAATCATCTCCCAGTGATGCAAGTGGATGAAGAATCAAGAGCAAATGTCCAGAAGACCAAAGCTGAGACACTGGAAAAAATTGCTGGACTTGGTGTGGAATTGAGTCAGGAAGAAGTCAGAATATTAACAGACTTAAATAATCAGGAATGAAGCAAAATATATACAGCTTAAAACAAGCTTTTGAGGTAAAAGATTTGGACCAGAAACAAAGAAAGGTCCAGATATATCTAAGCAAGTTTGACTCAATTGACTCAGACTTTGACATAATCAGGAAAGGAGCTTTCACTAAATCAATACAAGAGAGAGGACCACAATCCTCATCCAATAGAAAAATAGCTTTCCTGAGACACCATGACTGGGAGCAACAGATAGGAAAATTTCTTGAGCTGACTGAAGATGATTATGGACTTCTGGCTGTTGGTCAGCTGGGAAGGTCCACAGCTGGAGAGGATGCTTTTAAGGACTATGAGGATGGAATCATTAAGGAGCATTCCATAGGGTTCCAATATATTAAGGACAAGATGACACTGGTGGAAGACAAATCACTTCCTTCTGGTGGTTATTATGACATCACTGAGCTGAAGCTTTATGAAGGTTCAGCTGTGACCTTTGGAGCTAATGAAGACACTCCAGTCATTGATGTAAAAGGAGAACAAAAGACTGAGCTTTTAGAGAAGCTCAAAAATGAATTGAATGTCTGCATCAAAGCTCTTTCCAAAGGAAAGGGAAGTGATGAGAGACTTCATGGAATAGAAATGAAAGTCAAACGTATCACAGCTCAGCTGATTGTACTTGCTGGGAAGGAGACGGATTCAATTGTCCACTCCATTCCTGAAGAGCCACAAACATCAACTGAAGAAGTGAAATGGGTGCAAGTGTTAAATCAATTGGACACAAAAGCTGAGACTTATTCTGACTATCCACAGAAAGCCAAAGACAATGCAAAAAGAGGCATTCGGTTAAATGAGGAAGTGGGGAATAGGTGTGCGACACAAACTGGAAAAATAAGAGCCTCACAAATAAGCTCAGGAGCTGGATTGAGTCTGGACACAATAAAGAGGACTTTTTCTTTTTTATCAAGAGCCAGAACATACTACAAACCATCTGATGAGAAAGCTTGTGGGACCATCTCATATCTTCTCTGGGGAGGTGATGCAATGCTCAGCTGGACTGAAAGAAAGATTGCACAAATTGAAGGTGAATAATTAATTTTTTAAAAACGAGAAAACGTGGAAGAAAACACAAATCTAAAGACTGAAGAAGTCATCCAGAAGCTGGATAACTTATTCAATGAAAAGATGCAGAATGTCCCTACTCAAGAGGATGTTGCTGGATTAAAAAGTGAGCTTGATTCACTCAAGTCACTTGAAGAAAAATCTCAAGAGATTGAGAAGAGCATTGCAAAATTTGAGGGAAGACTTGAAGCAATGTCTGAGAAAGCTGTCACTCCGAAAGTAAAAACAATGAGCTTGTCTGAAGGTCTTTTTAAGACTTATGCTGACAACATTGAAACGATTAAGGATGCAGTGGAAAAAGGTGGAAAGGTCAATCTTTCAACAAAAGAGACCACAATAGCTAATTCCTATACTGGTGACTTTGCTTTGACTGACTTTGATTCTGAAGTGGACCGAGTGGTTCGCAAGAGATACGGAATCCTTGAGAATTCCAACACTGGTCAGACCACTGGAAAATTTGTAACTTATGTTCAGCAAGAACAAGGGTCAGGTGGTGAATTTGTAAATGAAGGTAAAGAAAAGGCAGTGGGTGAACCAACTTGGAAAGAGGTTTCTGAAGAGGTGAAGAAAATTGCTCAGTATGTTAAAGTCTCAAAAGAGATGCTTGAGGATTTATCTTTCATCAGAGCTGAGATTGACAATGACTTAATCAGTGGATTAAGAGAGGCAATTGAATCAGCCTTAATCACTGCACCAGGACAAGGAATCAATGGACTCCTTGACGCTGGAATGGGTCTTCCAGTCTTTGGAGCTGGGTCCTTTGCGAATTCAGTGCCGAATGCATCAATCACTGACTTATTGAGAGTGGTTATGGCTCAGATTGAAGGTGAGAACTTTACACCTAGTCATGTGATTATGAATCCTGAAGATATTGCTAAGATTCAATTGACAAAAGGTACAGATGGGACATACACTTATCCAATGTACTTGCCTACACAAGATGGAGCTGGTGAGATGAGAATTGCTGGAATGAGAGTGATATCTTCAACTTATATAGCACAAGACAAGTACATTGTGGGTGATTTGTCAAAATTGAATATTCGATTCAGGAACAATGTTGAGCTGTCTGTTGGTTTAGATACTGATGACTTTACTAAGAACATGGTGACGATACTTGCTGAGGCTCGTCTGGTTTCTTATGTAAAAGCTAACCAAAAGAAAGCTTTTGTTGTAGGTGATATAAGCACAGACCTTGCTTCAATAGACCAGCCTTAAAATAAAATAGCACACAATGGAAAAGAAAACGAGAAGAACCAAAGAGCAAAGACAAGAGGACAGAGCTGAGAAAAGAGCTGACCGAAAACAAGCCAAGAAGACCAGAAAGAAAAAAGTCCTTGATATTGATATTGACACTAAAAGAGTGGACATTGAAATTGACAGAGATGCTGATGGGAATCTTGATGTGGAATGGGATGGAAAGCATATTGATGGAAAGTATTCCAAGAAAGGTGACAATGTCAGTCTGGAGATTGAAATCAATGACTCAGACACTTATCTCTTTGAAGCAAATGGTACAAATCGTAAACTTCCAAAAGGTGCAATCTGGAAGGTCACTGGTGCAGTGGTCAAAGGTTTCCTGAAAAGGGGATGGGGTAAATTGAAAAAATAAGACTGATGATATTATTGAGTCCTGATGATTTTATTGATAAGTATGAGCTAAGCACTGGGATGTATGATGACCAAAAGCTTGAGAGCTACATTGAGAAATATAGTGAGAGATATCTACTTCATTTGTTTGGAGCTGACCTCTTCAATTCCTTTGAAGCAGACCTCACAGCTGGAAGTCCTCAGACACCTAAGAGTCCAAACTTTCAAAAAGTGTTCAATCCATTTTTCATGGACTGGAACAAGTCACTCTTTTTGAGTGGGTCCAGTCTTTATGGATATAGATTGAACCAGATTCTTGAATCAGATGGAATCCTTGAGATGCTCAAGGGGTTCATATATTGGGAATATGCAAGGGACTTAATGAATCAGATGACACCTTATGGGAATGTAAAACAAAGAGCTGAGCTGAGTGATGTTGTTGATTCACCACATTCATTAATGTGGGAAAGATACAACGAAGCCTTGAACACTTACAGAAGCATTCAGGAATACATTCACAGCAATCAGAATCAGGTCACTGGTCAACTGGTCACTTATGACTTGACCACAGCTGGGACTGGATATGTGGATGGGACTTTTGCTTTGAATGGTGGTTCAGGCTCAGGAGCTGAGGTGACAATTGTTACCACAGCTGGTGAAGTTACATCCCTAACTTTTACAAATGTGGGGAGTGGATATGTTGTAGGCGAAGTCTTGACCATTGCTGGTGGTGACGAGAATGCAACTATCACTCCTACATACGTTGGAGTGGGTGATTTTAGTCTTTGGAATGGTTGTATGAAATCAAAAGCTTACTGGATATGATGAAAGAGCTTTCAGTCATTGTGGGTGATTTGATTTCACAGATGGACAATTCTGTTCAAGGGAAGTATGATGCTTCAACTGAGAGGACCTACATTTGTGACACCAAGTGGATGAGAGTGGGGAAGATAGTCACAGACTCATTTGATAGAAAGTACAGAATCACTGAGGTGGTTGATGATGAATATTGCACATCAAAACCAAAGGATTCAGCTTCTCCTCCATTAGATGGGAAGATATATCTTCCAGCTCCATTCTATATCTCAGGGACCAAACTTGCAACCAATAGAGAGTGGTCACTCTCAACTAATGACCTCAGAGAAAAGACTCCTCTTGCTTGGCTTCTGGAGATAATCAGAATCAGCAAACTGGGGAGAGGTGAGTCCATTGATTTTGAGTCTGAGATAAGGCTCTTCTTCTTGGATGAAACCGATGTCAGAAACTACTATACGAAAGACCACAGAATGCATGTGGTCTATCCTATGGAAAGACTGGCTCAGCAATTTATTAAGACAATAGAGAAAGACAGAAGCTTTGAAACTTTGGAGTCCTTCGACCTGACAACATTCTCAAGATTTGGGATGGAAGATGAGAAAGGAATCTTTGAGAACATACTGGATGCAAATCTTTCTGGTGTGGAGCTGAGAGTCAATCTCAGAAAGTATAAAATAAACTGCAAATGTTGAGCTGGTGAGCTTAAAACACAAAACAAAATTGAATAATTAACAGAGCTAAAAAGCTCAAAATACTTTTAAAATATGGCTTTAGGATGTAACTGCGACATGGGACTTTCAAACACTGGACTTCCTTCATGTCTTCCTATCCAATCAGTGACAAGCTCATTGATAATGGTTCCCTTGAAATCTGACACTGGGGTTCTAAATGGAATTGATTTGTCAGCTTCTGTCCCAGTCTGGACAGATTTAACTAATGATACAGATGACTCAAAAAGATGGTTCCCACTTCCAAGCTTTGAGAATGTGGAGCTTCCAAAAGCTGACTCACTTTTTGAGGAAGCAAACTCTGGGAGAAAAGCTTTCCTTAGACAAGGAGTGAGAAGCTTTTCAGGTGAGCTTTGGGCTGATGATTCATCACCTACATTGTTGAGTAAATTACAAAACAACAGATGCGTAGATTTTGGAATCTTTATGGTTGATGTTGCTGGTAATTTAATAGGTTCTAAAAAAGACGGATATTTATATCCTATCCCAGTGGACAATCCTTCTTTTGACCCTAAATTAATGTTTGCAACAGACTCAACTTGTTCAAAAATCATGATAGGATTTGACTTTGAGAGAACCTTTGACGAGGGTACTCTTTACATGATTACTCCAGAAGAATCTGGAATAAACATGAATGACTTGACTGGTTTGATGGATGTCAATTTCAATGACTTGACTCAGGTAGCAAACACATCAATCACTTTTGATGCCGAGCTTGACTATGGTACAGCATATAATCCAATCATGGTGAAGGGATTAGACACACCTGACTTTAGGGTGAAGGATGCTTCAGGGGTCAACTTGCCGATTGTCGCTGTTGAGAATATACCACTTGAAGGAAACTACACTTTGACTGGTGCATTCGTTACTGGAACAACTTACATTGTGGCGATTAATAAGGCTGGTTTTGTCGGAGAAAAGACCTTTGTTGCTTCATAGTAATTAGGTTTAAATTGGTGAACAATGGGGGAGGATTTTGGTCCTCCCTCACACCAAAAAAGAGCTAAATGTCCAAAATCACCAAAATGTCCACAGATATCCTTTTTATGCGTTTTAAGACACTTTTGTCTTTCTCTGGTATGATACCATCAAAATCTGGAGAAATGCGATTTGCCTATAAACAAAGGGATACAGAGAGGGGTTTTCAAAACACTTAAATCATGTCTTTTGATATAATGAACACTTTAATGGGGGAAAAAATCAGGATTATAGCTGATGGAAGAAGGAAGTGGAATCAGAGATTTGTGTGGAAAGAAATCTTTAAAGACAAGACACTTCACACCTTTATTCTGGACCTCATAACAGAGGACCAACTTTTCAAGAAAGGAGTGGATGAAGATGGAAATGTCATTGGTGAATATAGCATCAGGACTCAAGAAATTTCTGGAGGTGAAAAGATGGCTGGGACACATTACACATTGAAAGACACTGGAGCTTTTTTTGATTCTTTTACTCTGGATGTTTATCCAGATTATTTTGAAATCAATGCGAATCCGATTAAAATAAATGACGAAGGAGAAAAGACAAATCTCTTTTTCAAATATGGTGAGGGTATCATTGGACTCACTCAAGAAAGTCTTGAGAAGCTGGGTCAAGAAATCATCCTCAGATTTGAAGGAAGAGTCAGACAAGTCTTGCTCTCCTGATTTATACTTCATCAGCATCAATGAGCTTCCTCTTGATTGCTGGGTCAAGTGTACGGATGGAGACCTGACACAACTGCGAAAGGGGACCAAAGGAGACCCACAGATGGACTCAATTGCTTGGGAGATGGTTTATGATGATTATATCAAAAAGTTTGGCTTAGGGAAGTTATATAAAAAGCTTCTTGAAGCTATGATAAGAAAAGCAAAAGCTGAGCTTGATTTTTGTATCTCAGGAAACAGATTGAAGCTGACTACAGCTGAGATTGAAGAGCAAAGAATTGAGACCATGATGAGAAATAAGGGAAGTGGAATGACAATCTCACAGACCTTGATTCACCTGAGCAAGTGGATTGGTCACTGGCTCAATATAAAAGAATTAAAGACTCAGGAATATTTTGACCTCCTGAGTGAATTTGAAAAACACAACAAAGCTCAAAAAGATGGCTAAGAAAATCAGTGCAAAAGATATCTTCTCCAGTGAAGACATTTTCAAAGGAATAAGAGACTCAGCAAAGCAAACCATTAAAATGATGGAACAGCTGAAGAGTGAGGTGGAGAAAACAGCTTCAGCACTATCTGGAGGACTGAACAATAAAAAACTCAATTCCACAGCTGAAATCCAGAAGGTGGTCAAAGTCACTAAACAAGCTAACACATTAAAAAAGGAAGCCATTCAGATAGAAAAGCTTCACTCTCAAGCTATCCAGCAAGAAGCCAAAGCAAACCAAGAGCTGGAAAAGATTGAACAGCAAAAGATAAAAACAGCACAGCAACAACAGAGACTTGATGTGCAAAACAGAAAGGAGAAAGAGAGACTCCAGAAGATTCAGGAGAAACAAAAGAAGACCATTCAGGATGAGTCCAATGCTTACAAGAGACTGGTCAAAGAAACCAGAGAAGCAAAGAATGAATCCAAGAGGCTGGGAGCTGAGATGCTTCTTCTGGAGAAAGCTGGAAAAAAGAATTCTAAGGAATACAGAAATCTGGCTCAGTCATACCATAAAATGACCAGCGAAGCAAAGAGAGGAGACAAGGCTCTGAAGAAGCTTGACAAGTCTGTGGGTGATAACTTTAGAAATGTAGGTAACTACAAAGGAGCTATTCAGGGACTGATTGGAACACTTGGAACACTTGGAGCTGGTGTGGGTATTGGTCAAATATTTAGGAATGTGACTGGAATCATGATTGATTTTGACCAAGCTCAAGCAGACCTATCAGCCATAACTGGAAAGACAAAACAAGAGCTTTCAGGATTGACTGAACAAGCCAAAGAGCTTGGAGCCACAACACAATTTTCAGCAACTCAAATCACTGAGATGCAGATTGAACTTGGAAAGCTTGGATTTACTACTGAACAGATTACAAAATCAACACAAGCTGTCTCAAATTTTGCCTCAGCAACTGGTTCAGATTTGGCTTCAGCTTCAAAGGTGGCTGGTGCATCATTAAGGATGTTCAATCTGGATGCTTCGGAGATGGATAGAGTGGTCTCCACTCTTGGAGTGGCGACAACAAAGTCAGCTCTTTCCTTTGCTGATTTTGAGAGTGCAATGAGTAATGTGGGACCAGTGGCGAATTCATTTGGCTTCTCAATTGAGGACTCTGTGACCTTACTTGCTAAGCTGAAAGATGCTGGTTTTGAAGCTTCTAAGGGTTCAGTGGCTGTGAGAAACATATTCTTAAAATTAGCTGATGCTTCCTCACCATTAGCCAAGAGCATTGGTGGTCCAGTCAAGAGCATGGATGACCTTGTGGAAGCATTTAAAAAACTTAAAGCTGAGGGAACAGATTTAGGTGAAGCTCTTGAGCTGACAGATGCAAGGTCAGTCTCAGCTTTCTCTGTATTCCTGAATCAAGCTGATACACTAACCTCATTTAAAGATTCAATTACTGATGTGAATGCTGAGCTTGAAGCAATGGCTCAGAAAAGACTTGATTCTGTTCAAGGTAAAATCACTCTATTGTCTTCAGCATGGGAAGGATTTATTCTAGGTGTGGATGATTCTACTGGAGCCTCAGAAAAACTCAAGGACATGATTGGGTTTCTGGCTGAGAATTTATCCACTATAATGTCAGTGGTTATGAATGCGATTGAGATTTTTATTAGATACCAGATAATTGTCAAAAGCTCAGCTCTAGCTAATAGACTTTATACAGCTTCTTTGATGACCATGTCTGGAAGGGTCAAAGGATTGACTGGGGTTCTTGCTCTGTTGAGGGGAGGATTTCAAAAGCTGGGTCAAACCTTACAAAAGAATATTTTTGGTGTGGTTTTGATTGTTGCTTTAGAGCTTTTTCAAAGATTTCAGAAGTTAAACAGCATAATGGAAACGACAGAGAACAATGCTCGTGATTTAGCTGAGGCTGAGAACAAACTTGCAAGAGAAACTCAAAACGAAAAAGACGAGGTAAAAGGTTTATTTGATGCTCTTATGGATTCAAATAAAGGAAGTAAGGAAAGAAAAAACTTAATAGATGAAATTAATTCCAGATATGGTACCACTCTGCAAAATCTGGAAGATGAGAGTAAATTTGTGGACCAAGTCAAAGAGAGCTATTCTGATTTAATTACTGAAATTGAAAAGAAGTCAGAGATGGAAGCCATTGCGACAAGATTTACAATATCACAGCAACAACTCGCAAAAGCTGAAATGGATTTCAACAGAGCTGAAGACAAATTCATTGCATTTAGCAATAAGATGAGTGGAACAGCAGAAGGATTTTTTAGAGAAGTTTTCGGAGTCTTTGGTGTAGAAAATGAGAAAGAGCTTGGTGATGTTTTGGAAGCTTATTCGGATGTATATTTTTCAGCTATGAAAGAGGCTGAAAAATATGAAAAGCAATACAATGCAATGAAGTTAAATGCTATAAAGAACAGAGAGGCAAATGATGAGGATGTGGACCCTATGGGGAATCCTAAAAACCTGAAGAAAAACATATCAGCAAACCTTAAAGAGTACAAAGAAGGAGCTGACAAAATAATTGATTTTGTAAAGGAATTAAAAGAGCAAGAAGAAAAGCTAAGACAAGGAGGAGCTGATGACCTTATTTCTGGAGAGGTAATGAATGCAATTAAGACAGCCAGAGAAACTGGTGAGGCTCGTGTGGAGATTGTTGAGGATATGATGACCAAAGAAGGACAGAAAAGAATTGACTTCTTAAAGCAACAAAGAGAGGATGAGAGATTCTTTGAAAAGATGGACATGGAGGAGATGCAAAGACTCAGGAGAACAGAGCTGGACAAAGAGCTTGAAAAAAAGATTACAAAAATACAAAACTCAAAATCTAAAGAGAAGGAAGCTGAAATCACAGCTCTAAAGAATCTATTCGAGGAAAGAAAAACACAGCTAGAATTTTTGGAAAAGAAAGAGCAAGGTGAATTCATGGCTTCTCAGGATGTTAAAGATGGTAAGCTAAAAGAAGCCACTGATAAGATTCTAAAGACCACTGAGGGACAGATAAATGATTATAACAATAAGATAAATGGAGCTTTGGAAGAGTATGCTGAGAATCAGAATGCAACAAATGACAAGCTTAATAAGGACAGAGTAAAAGAGGCAAGACAAGAGGCTGAACAAATCAATCAGATTGTAAAGACATCAGCTGATTTTTTCATTCAGCAATCACAGAGAAAGATTGAACAGATTGACAAAGAAATATCCCAAGCTGAAGACCAGTTTGAAACATTTAAACAACTAGCAATTAATGGGAATATTGATGCAAAGGAATCACTTGCTGAACAGCAAAGAATAATAAATGAAAAGAACAAACAAAGACTTCAGGAAGAGAAGAAACAGCAAAGATTGAGACTTGCTGAATCTGTTTTCAATACTTACTCAAGCAAGGTCCAAGCCAATCCTGAGACAGCTCTTGCTGAGACCATCAAAGACACCAGTCTTCTGTTGTCTTTCATCAATTCAATTCCAGCTTTTATGGATGGAACAGAAGACACTGGGAAGAATGGTCAAGGTGTGGATGGGAAAGGTGGATTTCATGCTGTACTTCATCCCAATGAAAGAGTGGTCCCTAAATCATTAAATGACCAGATAGGAAATCTTTCAAATGAGGACCTTACAAAATTAGCTGTGGACTATAAGAATGGGAGAGTAATTGAGAGAGCTTCACACAGCTCAACAGCTCTTGATTTGTCAATATTAGTGAATGAGCTTTCTGACATAAAGCAAACCATAAAGAACAAGCCAGAGACAAACATTGAGCTGGGAGAAATAACCTCATCAATGATGGAGATGGTCAAGTCCAGAAAGCAAGGGAATTCCATTGTGTATAACAGATATAAAATCAGAAAATAAATGAGACACTTTTTGAATGGGATTGCTGTTGCTCCAAGAAATTTGACAGACATTGGAGTGGTCTCAGATTTCACTGGAAATCCTGACTTCCTTTCTATTTCTGTGGATGCTGTTATACTTCCAAGAGAAGCAAATGATATCATTCTTAATCACATCAATTCTGTTGGATTATTTGAAGGGATTCCATATTCTGTGGAGATGGATGATGGAGTCACTCTTGAGTATTATGTGGACCTGATGGATGGTGTAAAAGTCAGACAGCATGAGATTGAAGTCAAGCTAAAAAAGAGAACATCGAAGGACAATTTTTTTGCAAGAGCTGAAGGGACCAGCTGGGAGCTTCTTGCAAAGAAAGGAGTAAATTTTCAGACCTATGATGTACCATATTTTGTGGTGAGAGATAACGCTTTTCAGGAAGCTTTGCAAATTTTTGTCATTTTATATATTATGACACAAGCCTTGATTGATGCTGGTGACAAGCTTCTTGAGTCTATTAATAAGCTGATTGAGGCAACTATTCCAATTCCAGTGGCTCCAGCTGGAGTGGGTTTCAATGTCCCAGCAATTGTGGGAGCTTCCCTGATGGTGGTGGCTCGTGTAATTTATTTTGGACTTTTGCTCTCAGCTGTTCTTGAATTAGCTACACAATTTATATTGATTGTTTTTCCTCCTAAAAGAAAGCTAAAAGGTGTATATTTTAGAGAGCTTATGGACAAAGCTTGTGAACACTTTGGATATACTTTTGAGAGTGACCTTCTGGATTCTCAACCTTTCTGGACACTGGTCCCAGTCCCACTGGTCAGGGACAGAGATTCAGTTTGGAATCTTCTTCCAGATGATATCTTTCCAGTCTTCAACAATGGATATCCATCCAGCTCAGACTCAACTCCTTCAGTCCTGACATTCATTCAGGCTCTTGAAACCATGTTCAATGGGAGGACTTTTGTCATTGGGAATGTGGTCAGAATAGAAAGACGAGACTGGCTCCAAAGTCAGACACAGAATCAGATTGTCCCAGCTATGACTTTACAAGCTGAGAGGGATGATGAATTTAGCTACAATTTAGAGGATGTCTGGAAGAGATACTATATTCATTATCAGGTAGATTTTCAGGATGTTCATACAGCTGATGGTAAAACATACGATGCACACGATTCAGAGTATTCAACAGAGCCAACTTTTACTATCCAGAATCAGGACCTAGTGCAGATTCAAGGTCTCAATGATGTAAGTATTCCTTTTAGTCTTGGAGCAAGAAAAGATAAACTTAATTTTATTGAAAAAATAGGACAAAATTTGCTTGTATTTATTGATGAATTAAATAATACTTTAGGAGGTAGCTCAAATTTCGCTCAAATCATCACATCCAGAAAAGATTGTCTGCAAATTAGTCAAACGTATTTTTCAAATACTAAAGTCATTTATGGACAAGCTGGAGCTGTTTTGTCAAATCAAATTATTACAACAGAATCGGATTTCAATAACATTGTAAAAGCTGAAGCTTTATATGACAATTTTCACACTATTAATGAAATTGTAAACAATGATTTTATCATCAGGGAAAATGTGAGGATTCGGATTTCATCCTCTGAATTTGTATCTTTGTTAGAGAACAATTTTGCAGAAATCAATGGTAAAATATGTGAGATTTTGAGACTTGAGTGGATTGATGAAAAGAGCTTTGCACAGATAACATATAAAGAACCACTTGACTGGGCAAATGGTAAAGTGGAAACATTAAGAGTCAACTAAAATGGATATAAAAAAGACACTGGATGAATTTAGAAATGGTTTGAACAAGCTTGTTAAAATTAATACCGAATCACTAAAAAAAATACAGCATCACGAACCTGAGAAGGTAGCTGATATTTTAAAAGACCAGAGTACAATTTTAAAAGCAATAAAGAACAATGATACTGATACACTAAACAAGTTAAAAAAGAAGTATGCCGATAATTCAAATTAATCAAAGTTTTCAGGATATTTTTGGAAATAATACCTCTTTCCTCAAAGGGAATGCTGGAGATTTGCAGACAGCAAGGATAAGCATAAGAGAGAGCATCTCTGTAAATTCAGCTCTAGGTGAATCAATTCAAAACAATTTCACACTTGACTTGATGACTTGGCTTGGAGGTGATTGGGAGGCTGAGGGTTTTAGAGTGGGTGATTCAATTGGTATCATTACTTATATTCAGTCTTCAGGGATAGTGTTAGCATCAACGACAACCAATGTCGTATATATTAACGGAGATGAGATGGAGGTGGGTCTAGCTTTGTCCTCTTGGTATGATGAAAGCTCAGGAGAGGCTGTGATTATTTTTAATAATAGAAACAGAGAACAAATGACTCTGGACTTTAACATGGTGGTGAATGGTTCAGCTGGTTCTCAATACTCTTTAATAGATGGAGAGGTTAGCAGATTTACCTTTGACTTGTCAGGTGGAGCTGGAGCAACTGGGGTCCAGATAGGGAATAAGTCTGGAGCTTACGATGTATCTGCACAGATGCTCTTAAATTCAACATCAGGTATTTTTAAAAATTATGATTTAGTCATAAACTTTCAACAATCTGGATTGTATGATTCAAATCTTTTCAGCTTTGACAATTGCTTGAAACTATATGCAAAAATGAGCTGGTCAAGTTTATTGGGTGAACCATTTGGACAGACAGAATCTATCTTTAATGATGATGCAGACACTGGATGGTTTAATGAAGCTTTTAACACTGGTTCAATTGATGCAACACTTGTGCAAGGAATATCCGAGCTGGGATATGACCAACCTACTTCTGGTCAGTTTGTGATTGACTCAGCTTCTAATGACTACGCAATTGGTTCAGCTTACATCAGCAATGATGACTCTTATTTTAAAATTCAACCAGAATCACAATCAAACCTGACCATGATTGTCCCTTCCTCTATTCCGATTTCTGGAGTGGCGAATCAATCAGCACTGAATCCAGATGGAGCTGGATATACAATAGAGCTGACCAATATTGCAACAGCTGGGACTATCAGGACAATTGACTTCACATTCACTCCGAATAGTGCATTCACTACGTTCATGGAGGCTCAGACAGAAGGGAATAGAAGCTTTTATGTGTGGATGAAATTTGGGTCTGTGAATGTTCTTGTATTCTCTGGTCAATTGACAAAACAACCAGTCTCAGCTGGACCTATCACAATGGTGGTCAGTGAATTTTTTGACCATTCTCAACAGCTAACAGATGGCTCTCTTGTTCAATCAGGATACGCTGGGAATGTTGAGGATGATTTTGGCTGGATAGGAAAATGGAGATGGATAAAGAAGGCTGTTGTATCTTATGTTAGAGTGGGGGTACAAGCTTACAACACTTCCACTGGAGCATCTTTTACACTTCAGCAAAACAACTTTAGCTTGAACAATATACCACAAGAAACCAGTGGACTTGAAGCCTACATTTTAGATGAGACTCAAGCTGTGAATTCAACACTTCCAACAACATCAGTGAAAAGAGAAATAAGACTGAAGAGAGACACATCACTGGACCAAGTGACTCAATATGGTGTAAGCTTATATTTTCCTTACCTATATAGGTGGGAATACTGGCTTCAGCTTATGAACGTGAGTCCTGATTTTTATCCAGATGAACAGACCAGAAACTGGGTGCCTTATGGTAACACTGGAAACTGGACCTTGAGACTTTTTGTAGAATATGACATGAATGGTCTTGCCTATAAATATTATGACACTTTGCAAATAAAAGACTATGATTCTGATGCTAATATTCAGCAAGACATACAGCTGTTTAGAGCTGACCCTTTGCAAAATGTTCAGGTCATAATTGAAGGAGAACAGATGAAAATTGTTGCAACAAATACCAATCTTAATGGTGATGCATGGGAAGAAGAAACCACATGGGGAATGATTACAATTGAACCAACAGAATCCAGTCCCAGATGGATTTCCAGCACAGCCATAGATTTTGACGGAAACACATTGAATCCACTGACACCTCTGTCTGGTCTCAGGTGTGACTTGACTTTTCCGTCTCCTGATGTTGCTCGGCTGGAGTGCAACTTTGACCCTTCGAAAATTGACCTATCAGCTGGTGTGAAAATTACTGCAAAAATTAAGGGATGTCACTGGACTTAAAATAAATAATATGTGCGATTGTATAAAAATTGAAATAGAAGCAAATGGTGATACTCAACCGACAACTTATCAGCTGTCAGCCAGTGGTCAGTATGATGGTGAAAACTACTGGACATGGACTCATCAAGGAATCACTTATTTTATGTGGTATGATGCTCCAGCTGGTACTTGGTTCATTTCATCCATATTGGGAGCTTTAGGTAGTGGAACACAATACTCAAGATATGCTTTCGCTGGTTCTTGTCCATTAGCCTCCTTAACTGGTTCACCAGTTACTGGATGGAATGACATCCAAAATATTTGGAAGACTTTAACCAGCTCAGCTCAACCTTGTCCAAAATGCGACCAAGAAGATAGAACTAAAAAGTCTTTTAACAGCATAAAGCTTCCAGAGGATTTTGTGGAAGAGGACAGAGGAGTCAAGGAGTGCTGTTGCAAGTTTTTAGTCCTTGCATCTCCTAGCTCAGACACTTGGAAAAGTGATGTGACATCAGCATGGATAAAGACCTCAGACCCTTCTGATACCTTTGACTTTAAGCTGTACAAAAATGGAGTATTAACGACATACAATCCCACAGAAAATCAATTCCCAGCTGACTCTCTTGCATATTATACTACCATCAAATGGATTGATGTTCTCAATTCAGATGGTGTGGGATGCTATGAGATAAAAATTGAGTATTCAATTTCAGGAATCACTGGAGACCTTTCATGGGGAAAATATGACCTTCAAGAGTACAGCATTCACAATGCTCTTCACACTGCAAGAGTCAGAGCAATTTTCAATGGAGTGCAAGAGGTTCAGGACATCAACTTTACTGGAGCCGATGTTGAATCCAGTTTCAGATTTCATGGGTACATAGGAAACAGACAACCAAACACTGAAATAGACAACATCATTTTCAACAATAGAGAAATGAAAAGAGTCATAAGAGAAAATTTAAACACTTATGAAATAATAACAGAACCATCTGATGACTGCATAATAAAGCCACTGGTGGACCTATATCTGTTAAGTGAAAACCAGCTTTTTATTTCTGATTACAATGCAACAAATCCGAGATATGACATTCAAGACCTTCCAGTGATTTTAAGTGAGTCACCTTCACTGGAATATTATGACCACTCAAGAAAAGTAAAACTGACAGCTGTGGTCACAGATAAAATCAAAAACAAAAGGACTTTTTATTAATTATTTAAAAAAAAAACATGCCTCATACAGCACTAATTAACCCAGAAGTTATTAAAACATTTAGAAATCCAGTCATGTCTATAAATGCGATAGACGTTGACAACAATTATCTACGCATTCAGGCACAAACAACCCAAGCCATTATTTTAGAAACTCCAGATACAAACACAAATGTGGAAGACATTATCGGAAAACTTTCGACTTCTGCTAAAGAAACAGAAACAGCTATAAAAACCAGCGAAGGTGAAGCTGTTGAGTCTAAACCATCACCAGAATCAGGTGAGGTAACAGAAACCACACAGAAAGATGGTGAACAAGAAGTAACAACCACATTTGACAAGATTAAAGAGCCATCCTACACACTTCACACTGAAAGTATAACACTATACTATTCTAAAAAAAATACAACCTTTCACATTGAGCAAGAGACCCTAAACTCAGAAGGGTCTGAAATTTCAGAACCAGTCAAAGAAGCAAATGTCAAATCTTTAGAAGCATCAGCACAGATGTTAAGTGCAACACAAGACGTGACTGGACCAGCTTCAGTGTTTGAGGTAAATTTTAGCACACAACCAATAAAAAGGAATGTGATTGTGTTAAAGAATCAGAATGGTGGTAGAATTAGAATTCCACAAGAGGAATCAGAAAGAATTGTTTTAAATGGTGATAAAGAGTCAAAAATGAGCTACGAGAATTTATTGTCTTTTTTAACTGCAAATACATCAATATAAAAATTAAAAAATGAAAGGATTTGAACAATTCACCGACATCATTGCAATGGGAATCGGAATGACTGGAGCCTTGATGAAAGGAATGAAAAAGAGATTGAAGATAAAATCCATCTTAATTGGGATGGTGGTGGCTGGGATTCTGTCATTTTCACTCATTGGCGTGATTGAATTGTTCTATGAAGAACTGACTCCAAAGCTTATCATTTTAGTAAGCTTTGTAGTGGGATGGTTAGCGAATGAAATCACTGAGAAAATTGACCTGATTTTTGATGATGCTTTTGACATTGCTCTGGATTGGATAAAAAAGAAGAAAAATAAAATGAAATGAAATGAAATTTGATGATGACAACATGACTGAGCTGGTTAAGGACAGCTTTGCTGTGGTGAACTATGATAAAGATACTCTTGTCATAATAGGTCACAGCGACACTATAATAAATGACAAGCACATTGTCACTGACACTTTTATAAAACATGACACAATATATATTGAGACAATCACCTTTGACAAGGAGATTGAAATCATTGAGAAAATAATGGACAGACCTGACTTTGGGAAGTCAGCTGTAAGCATCTTGATTCTTGTATTTGTTTTATATTCTGTCTGGAAAAAGTGGAGCTGTAAAAAAGAAAAGTAATGGTCAGAAAATACACAGATAAAGAGCTTCTTAATAGAGTCAAGGAGCTGGATTCATTTAAGGGATATCCCAGAGGTAGATGGATAATAGGAGTCAGGTCTTCAGCTGATTTGACAAATAAGTTTGATGATAAATTCTACATATATGAAGGGACTAAATTCATTGATGTAATGACTGGAACCACGAACGCTGGAGTCACAATTTTAAAAGGTGGATTTAAAAAATTTAACAGCAAGGGATGTGCAATCTTAAAGTCTGATATGTGGTATCATAACGTATGGAAGTATGGTCTTCATAGGGGAAGAATGCCCAGCTTAAAACAATTGGGAAGTCAGGTGATAATCCATAGAGACAATGACATGGATGGAAAAGCTGAGGAGCTGGGAAGAGCTTACATGGGATGGTTTGGGATTAACTTTCATTCAAACACTTATGACTTTAGTAAAAAGAATATAAAAATTCACAGAGAAGACATAAATTCATGGTCTGCTGGATGTCAGACCATCAACCAGAGGGTTAAATATATGGACCACATGAGATGGTTCAAGAAAGCTCTGGATTCAGGGACTCAAAAGTTTGTTTCCTATTGTTTAATAAAAGAATTTTAATATGGAAGTGACCAGATACTCAAGAAACATTCACCAGATGGAGGTGGCTGGTGATTATTTAAAACTTGCTGTAATTGGTGACATTCATTGGGACAATCCAAAATGTGACAGAGATAAATTAAAAAGAGACCTTGACTATTGTCTGGAGCATGACATTAAAATTCTTGGAATAGGTGACTGGTTTTGTCTTATGCAAGGCAAAGGAGACAGAAGAGGGAACAAGTCAGACATCAGAGACGAACACAACAACTCAAGATATTTAGATTCTGTGGTGGAGACAGCTGTGGAATATTTTTCACCTTATGCTCACCTGATTCAAGTGGTGGGATATGGGAATCATGAGACCTCAATTATCAAGCATCAGGAGACTGACATCATTGCTAGGTTTGTTGATATGATGAACTATAAAAATGGAACAAAGATTCACTCTGGTGGTTATGGTGGCTGGTTTCTAATAAGAATGAGAAGAAATACAAGGCAATATTGCAATTTTAGAATAAAATATTTTCATGGGTCTGGAGGTGGTGGACCAGTTACTCAGGGAGCCATAAATCTGACCAGAGCTTTGGGAAAATTTGAAGGAGCTGATGTGTATTGCATGGGTCACGTTCACGAAAATTCATGCAGAGTGAATGTAAGAGAGACCATAAAATTGTCACAAAAGTATGGTCCTATGCTTCATCATCAGGAAATACATTTGATGATTTGTGGTACATATAAAGAAGAATGGGATGGTGGATTTTCTGGTTTTCATGTCGAGAGAGGAGCTGGTATCAAGCCAATTGGAGGAAGAATTTTGGTCTTAAAATTGGTTAGAACTTATGAAAATAAGACTGACAAACTGGTAAAAAAAGTGGATTCAATGCAGTTTCCACACTAAAAAAAAGAGCTTTTTTATGGTTAAAATAGACCAGAAAATGACCTAATTTTTGCATAAAAATCACAAAATATGAGACCAAAATCTTGGTCAAATTTTCCTAAAATGGCGAAAAAGCCAAAATCCTCTGAGAAGCCATATAAAGCGATTTAAGAGACTTTAGGGGTTCTCTGGTATCCTACTATCAAAAATTAAAGTTATGAAAAACACCAGTAAAATCAAGGGTTCCAGAGGGGGGTGTGATTAGAATCTCAACATTTTTAATTTATGATTAGAATCTAACCAAAGTAAAAAAAAATAAAAAAATTTTTCCCAGTGTTTACAAGGGTTTCAGAGCTGTTTTGGAATTTATTTCACTCATGCTCTTGTTTATATTAATTTAAAGTCCTTATATTCGTGGTGTGCATGACGCACATGAGTACCTTGAAATAATGGCTTGACGAACACTCCCAGAGACATGACCTCACACACTGAGGGAGCCTCTCTGATGAGACCAATTGCGTTCACGAACAGATGACTTAAATATGACCACATGACCATCATGGAAAATCATTGAAAGGACATACGCTTGAATTGAGCCTTTATGACAGACCATCTGGAAATGTATTCTCGGAGCATCTTCAAAAAACAAAACCATCAAAACATTTTACCTCACTTCAGAAACGGAGTGGGGTTTTTGTGGTATAAACCTTTAAAAAAAAATATTATGAAATTAGTTAAGAAATTAGAATTTTACTTTTTGAACGAATTAGCAACAATCTCAATACTTCAATTCGGAGATAAAAATGAATTTCATTGGATGTATGAAATGAATGGCGATGTTTACCTGAATAAAATGGATACTCACTTTGATTCAATTGAAGAGGCTGAGAAAAATGCAAAATACAACGCACAACTTAAAAAATAAAAATCATTACATCATGGAATACTTAGAAAGCAAATATCCAAAACTTAGAAACATAGCTATAAGGACTCACACATTTGACCTGAGTGAACTTGAATACTTTTTTAAAAAGTATTATCAGACCAGCTGGGACAGAGTCACTCTGGAGCTTGAATCACAATTCAAGATGAGAATGTCAGAGTCCTCAAGAAGACTAAACAGATTTTTAGGATTCAATGTCTAACCTTTAAAATCATCACCTCACAGCTCCAGAGCTGTGGGGTTTTCTAGGTATAAACCTTTAATAAATAAATATCATGTTTACAATTACACACTACACACAATCCGACATTGTAGAAATACAATACCCTAATGACTCAACTTGCTATGTGTACCCAAAAGACAGCAAATTTTTGACTCTAAGACTCTTGAGAATAATAGAGAAAAAACAAAAATGTCAAGTAATTACTAAAAAGTATAAAGACTAAAATTCACAACTAAAAAAAATAAAATGACAAAAGAAAAAACAACATTTAGAATCGGTGACATTGTGACCATCAATCATGGTTCAACATACGCACAGCAAATCGGAAAGATTACGAGCATCAACAGACTTCCTCATCCTTATAGAAGTGATGACAAGCTTTTCACATGGTATAAGATAGACTATTCAAAATACATCAATGTAAATAAAGTCAATCAGCATACCTACTCAATGAGAACTTGTGACACATCAATGCTTGAACACTTTGACATTGATGCCTACATTGATTTACAATTAAATAATACTACACATTAATACAGCCTTAAATTTGGTTTATCACCTTACCTCCAGTCATGAATTTGGCTGGGGGTTTGTGTGGTATAAACCTTTTAAAAAACAGAAAACATGAAAACACAAACTTTAACACCAGCACTCATGTCCTTCATAGAGAATGGACTTGACAATGAAATGACCTTTAAAGAAAACAATGACAAGACTCGTCTTGCTGTCTGGACTGGAGAGGAGCTTTCACAATCATCACTTAGAAAGAATCTGAAAGAAGCCAAGCTTTTGCAGTTTGAAAAAGAATTGAAATCCTTGCAAAGAGCCAAGCTTCTCAATATGGTTCTTGATGATGGATGGCTTCACTTGACTTTTGCAAATCACTTGCTGTCAGAATCATTCTTTAAACAAGTTACATTTGATTAAACACATCACCTCACAGCTTTAGAGCTGTGGGGTTTTGTAGGTATAAACCTTTAAATTTTTAATTATGAATAAGATTTTATCTGTTGTTGAACAATACAACAAAACACCTAAAATTTATCTTTTAAAAAGATACAAACTTCAAAAGAAGCTTAGGTCACTTATTGACCCAGTACATCTGGAAGGAGCCTCATCAATTTTATACACTATAATCTTTAAAAAATAAAAACATGAAAAAAATTACAGAAAAAAAGATGCCGATTGTGGCTCGATTAATTGCTGAACATTTAGACGGAAACACATTGATGTTTTATACATCATTCTATTTATACCATCACATTGATTCTGGACTTCCGACTCATGGTATAGATAACTGCATTGTTTTACTTCAAAAGACTGAAATCGTGAGAGGTAAATCAATAGTAAAATATGTTGAAAATATGAGTGATGTTTTTGAATTCTCTAGGCTAAAATATCCTAACCATAATGGTAAATACAAGGCTGTAAATATCATGAACCTTCTTAACAACTATAAGAATGGTCAAGAATGTTTTAACATGGCTTTAAAATTACTCAAGTCATGAAAAACCATAGACTAAAAACTAAACAGCTGGAGAGCATGAAGGTCCTTGAGATGAAGGAAGCTCTTTGCATAGACATTCAAACCATTACAGATGACAGAGTCCTTGTGCTTGTGAATGGTGGATTCAATTGCTCTGTGAAATATCTCAGAGAAGAATATCAGGAACAAGTGGAAGTCTCAGTCCAGAATGGAACAATCATCACAGAGCTGGGGACATTTGTTGAGGTAAATGTCTTTTGCGACACATTCAAAACAATCAAGGGACACTTTATCAATTGTCATCCAGACATCATTTGTCTGGCTATTGAGGAGGCTCTTATTTATCAACTTTTAAAATCAGAACAATGTTAAAAATCGGAAAAGCTACACAATATTTCACTCTCTGGAGTATAGACAATGAAACAAGATATACCTCAAGTGGTCAAGCTTATGAGGTGACGAATTATTCTTATATGGGAAGACTCTCAAAAGACAAACAAAAAGCCATCAAGAAAGCTGAGCTTAGAGGATGCACAGATTTGGTCCCAGATGAATCTCTTAGAGGTAAATCATGGACAATCCTTGAAGGTTACAAGAGTGATATTAAAGTCATTCCTGAAGATTGTTTTCAATATGGTAAATATAGGAATGCAAACATCAAAGAATTTATTCAGATTGACTGGATGAGTAAAATCTGGAATAAGAATCAGGAGAACACTGATGGACAAAAATATCTGAGATGGTATTTCAAAGAGCAACATCCAGAAGACCAAAAGAAACTGGTCAAGCTCATTCCTGAGATTCTTCCCTTTGTTGGTATGGTGGAAAATAGAGGATTTTATACAACTCTTGAAGACCTTGACTGGTTTTGTCTTAAAGAAAGGATTAAGACTGGAAGAATCAGAGTCCAGACTCAGTCTAATTTTGGATTGAAAGAAGGAGCTGACCATATGCCTGAAGGCTTTTTCAGTGTACGCATTGCACCGATGCGAGAAGACATGAGTGACCAAGAGATTGAAACAGCTGAGAAAGTCATTCCTTTTGGCTTTAACATTCTCATTAAGTATAATGGAGAATGCAAAGTAAGATTTTACAATGGTTTTCATTACTGGGTCCCAGCTGGGATGAGAAGCTTCAAGAACAAGATTCTGGTCCTTGAATTTAATGCTGGGAGTGGTGATGGTTCTTATCTTGATATTTATCCACATTACACAATAAAAGAGGAGGTCAAATCATGAATCAAAAATTAAAATTATCACTATTAAAAAACATCAAAGAAAATATTCTTCACTTTGATGACAAGCTTGTGGACTTTAAGAGGTGTGAGCTTGAACTATCCAACAGAAATGAGCTGACTATGAAGTCAGCTCACTTCAAATCCGATGAGCTGAATATTCTTGCTAAATGGATTTTATCAGACATGGAAACAATTGTCCTTGAGCATAACAAAAGACAAGCTGTGAACCAGCTCACAATTGGCTCAGCTATTCAAACATTAAATAAAAATTAAAGAGATGAACAGAATTCAAAAGCTCCAGAAAAACTGGACAGACATCAGGGGGAGATTCAATGCTCCTCTTTTTAAAAAATATCTAAAAGCCAGAGAGCTGTCACCAGACAATGGTGGACCTCAAGAAATACCACAAGACTCACTTGATTTTCATGTGGGAGAAGATTTCCATTTCTTTGCTCGTCTGGATGTGGTTAAAATCATCAGGGATGAGGTGGTCATCTACAAGCTTAATCTTGATGGTCAAATCATCAAAGAGATGAAATGTGACTCATCTGGAAAGGTGATGTCAGTGACAAAATTTAGGATTTCAAAGAAATGTCCATCTTTGTGGTCTGAAGGAATGAACATTGATGACCTTCACATTCCTATTAAAAAAGAATATAAACCTTTTAAATCGTCTTATAATGGCTAAAAAACACAATAAGCTGGTCAACATATCTCTGATATATACTGACCGATATCAGCTGGAAAAAGCTTTTCAGAAAATACTATACCACATGAAGAGGGGAGAAGAACAAAAATCAGATTCATGGAGCTGGGATGATGAATTCATATACTATGAATTTACTCAGTCTTATTCTGTCAATTATGACTATCAAGAAAGACATATCAATGGGAATGTCTGTCACGTTTATAAATCAAAGTTATGAGTGAGGGATGGATAAAAATTGACAGAAAGATTCAAGAGCATTGGATTTTTCAAGACAGCTGGAGATTGAAAAACTGGCTTGACTTGATTTTGATGGTTAATCACAAAGAAAATAAGGTCCTTATAAATGGGACTTTATTTACTTGTAAAAGAGGAGAAACACTCAGGAGCATCCAGACACTTTCCAACAGATGGAAGTGTTCAAAAAGCAAGGTCAGAAGATTTCTGGAGCTGTTAAAAAATGACAACATGATTCAGCTCACTAATGAAATAAAAACGACAAGGATAAGAGTCTGTAATTATGAGACTTATCAGATTGACCGAATCACTAAAAAGTCACAGACGAATCACAAACGAATCACAGACGAATCAGGGAAGGACCCAAACAAGAATGAAAAGAATGAAAAGAGAAAAAACTTCCAAAAAAATCTGGAGCCTTATCTAGACAAATATGGAAAGGATATGCTCAATGATTTCTTTTTGTATTGGACAGAGGAAACTCCAAAGGGTTTGATGAGGTTTGAAACAATGAAAGCCTTCTCTTTAGGAAGAAGACTGGGAACATGGTCAAGGAATCAGGAGAAGATGAATTCCACATCAGGAGAAGACCAGCTTCAAGCAAACATAAAAAAACAAATGAGAGGAGGTGGACATGAATAAGATTGAACCACATGGTTCCTCTATGCCCTACCTGATGAAATATCATGAGGGTAAAATTCAGCAAGGTCTTGGGATAGGATGTCAGCTGGATGATTTCATGAGAATCAAGAAGTCTGAGCTTTGTCTTTTTCTCGGTCATGATGGTGTAGGGAAGACCTATGTCATGAACTGGATTTTTCTCTGTCATGTTCTCAGGAACAAACTGAAGGTGATTATGTGGTCAGGAGAAAACCAGAAGGGACAAATCATGAGAGACCTCATCCAGATGACAGCTGGAAAACCATTCAAGGAGCTGGAGCTGGGAGTGATTAGATATCTTCACAATATGCTTGAGGAGTCTTTCACCTTTGTCTCAAATAAACACCTTTATAAACCAGAGGAGCTGATTGAGATTTTTGGTGAGTCTGATGCTGAGCTGTGCCTGATTGACCCATTCACTGG